AGCACCTTTTACCTTGCCGACCGCCTGCACGATTGGTGCGGCGATCTTCCCCGATGTGCTGCCTGCGGTGGACTCGATGGATGATGCAGTTTCATCCCAGATTGAGGCGACGGTGCCTGCTGCGCCACGAATGTTTCCGACAAAATCGGTCGTCACGTTTTTAGCGATATTGAATGCGTCGGCAAACCTGCCAGAAAACAGCGCCACCAAAGCCCCGGCAACACCTCCAAGCGCCTCGCCAAGCGTCTTAAACGCCGCCCCGACAACCACTCCCGCAGAAAGGAGAAAGCGCACGCCCGTGGCCGCTGCTCGGGCCGCTTGGTCTAGTAGACCGCTGTTCTTGGCGCTGGCGAACAACTCGCCAGAGAGCTTGCTAAGGGTTGGTAGAAGTTGTTGCGCTACACGGTTGCCCAGCCCGGTGACGACCCGGCTGACCCGCGTCATATTGTCGTTGAACTGTTCCGCCGCTTTGGCCGCATCGCCGCCGATTACCAGCCCTAGAGATTCCGCCTCGGCAGTTAGTTCGCTAATGCCAGCAGAACCCGCATTGAGCAGCGGAATAAGTTTTGCCCCGGACTTTCCGAAGAACTCCTGCGCCAGCGCGGTTTTGGCTGCGCCGTCTGCATAGCCTGCGAACTTGTCCGCAATTTCACCAAGCAGCACGTCGGTGTTTTTCAGAGATCCATCGGCGCTCTTGGCTGCCAGGCCGATGGCGGCAAATGCGTCTGCTTGCTGAGCGGTTCCGGCTGCTGCTTCGGATGTGTTTTTAGCGAGCTTGGCCAGGGAGCTTCCAAGCTCCTCTTGTGAAATTCCCGACAGCTCCGCCGCGTAAGACAGCGCGCTCAGGGACTCGGTTGTGGTGCCGATGCCTTGGGCCAGCTTTGCGGTGGCGTCGAACGCATTAATAGACGACTTCACGAGCGCCACGCTAGCGGTGGCAAAGCCGAGGAACGCCGCACCGATTGCCTTGCCAGCGACCACAGCTTCTTTGCGCATCGCTTGCAGCCGTTTCTCGGCGCGCTTTGTGTCGGTCTCGAATGAGCCGGTCTTCATCAGAAGATCAATGACGATTGAACCTGCTGCCACGTTAAGCTCCTTGTGGGCGAGTAAACCCCATTGCGCGCATCGTCCTTAAATCAGCGTCCGCCATTCCGACCGTAAGCGGGTCGGGCGCAAGCCAGTCTAACATTGCTTGAACGTCTTGCCCGTGCCTGCTAGCAACTAAGGCGGCTGGCCGATGAAAGCGGTGCAGGTCATCGAACGGAAAGAGCTTATAAAATTCCACCCACCGCGAGAACTCAGCCTGGGTCATAGAGGCTTGCATCTCGGCTACGGTCTTGCCGAGCGCGAGCGCGAGCACGTGTTCAAACCAGTCTACCCCTCGGCGGGCAAGTCGTTTTTTTCTGCCGCTCCCAACCCGTTAACGTCCAAGATGGCGGTGACAAGAGCGTTAGCGGCAGCGGGCGAAAGGCGGTTGGCCTGCGGCACGGTCATAGCAGTCTTGCCGTCCGGGTCGCACACGCTGGCAGATATGAGCGATGCCATTGAGCCCGCGCGCTTTTCATCGTCACCCGACTGCTCGGACAATTGAAACCTGCGGAACTCCATCGCAGACAACTCGCGGAAGTGAATCTGGTGCTTGCTGCCGTCGGGCAGCGCCACCTCGCGCGTGACCAGCGCTTCCTTGGTGAAGAACGCCGGATCGATCATGGCGCCCACGTTGCGATGACTGCGCCGCTGCGCTGGATAGTCAGGGTGCCGCGCACAATTTCATTGGTGGCCAAGTCAATGTTGATGTCGGAGATGTAGCCGGCAAACTCGAAGCTGGTTCGGTCTGCTGGGGGAACAATCGGGAAAGGATCAGCGCCCAGGGTCGGAGCTGTGGCGGTTTCCGACAAGCAAACAATCCATCGCACTATTGAGCCGTCGTCTTTCAGATCGAAAAGCAGCTGGTGCGAGACGTTGGTGGGGATGAGGTTGAACGGCACAGAGACCTGGCCAGGGTTTCCGAGGCCACGCTGGTAGGTTTTGTCTCCAGCGTTGTCGAGGCATGTGTCCTCGATCTGGTCAGCCGCGCCTCCAAGCCCGGTGATGCCTGTGGGACATCCCAGTTTAACTAGCACAGGTGCCGCAGGGGCGGTCAAGGCGTCTACTAGATAAAGCTCGGTGCCTTGGGTTTTCACTACGCCAGCAGTCATGATAGACCTTTCAAGTTGGTGCCGTTTTCAGTGGCCGGAAGAAATAATCATTGGCGGTGGTGCCACCAGTCGAATTGTAACGCGATGCGGTACAGAGTCGTGCCGGTTTGCTCGCGCTGGTTTATGGGGATTCCAGTCATGTGAGCGTAAGGCTCTAGCGCATTACGCACCAAAAGCGCGAGGTCTTCGCACTGCGCGTCGTCCTCTGCCCAACAGTCTAATTGAATTATCGCTGCATCTACACTCGGCAGGCCAGAAAGTTGGTTCTGAGGCAATGCGGAAACGATCGCCCAAGTCAGGTAGGGTTTTGCCGTGCCTTGCGGGGCCGCGCCGTTACGGTAAATGCGGGCGCCAACCGCCGCAACAACAGCGGCGGATGCGCGTAGGGTTTGGAAAACTGGCGGAAACAAACTCATCGACGTGCGCTCCTTGCGAGTTTCTTCACAACGCGATCCAACGCAATCACAAGTTCACGCTCAGTTGTGCGAATGGCCTGCTCTGCCTTGGCTGCGAAGGCGGGCCGCAGCCAAGGCTCCGCTGGCTGGTCTTCGGTTCCGTACTCCAAGAATCGCCCAGTTTGCGCGGTGGACACAGAAACCCCTTGGCGATTGTAGCTCTTGCGCCGCACGCGGATCAAGTAACGCTCGCCTTTGGTTGCCCCGAGTTTACGCCCACGAGTGACCACCAGGTTAGCTAGCAAAAGCCCCGTGCTGTCATCGCCTTCGGTGACGCGCGCAAGGTTCATCGCAGCCTCATTCTTGATCACAAGCGCACCCTTGCGCAGCGAGGTTCGGACAGGGCCGCCACCCTTGCTCACGACCTCGGCAGGCAGGCTTTGCAAAAGATCCAGCACGCCGTCCAGCCCGGTGAGTTTAAATGCGCCCGACATCAGGTGTCGCACATCAATGTTAGGTGACGCCGCAGCGTCGGGTCTGGCAGCACGGCCTTGATCCCGTAGATGGTGTCGTCGTGGTTGACGCGCATTGTAGGGAGGACTCCTGGCGTGTAGCGGATTGTTATGCGCGCGGCAATTTCGGATTGCTTTGCAGCGGCAGCAACGAACTCGCGCCCGGAGAGCGGAACGACATCGGCGGGCACCCCAGAAATGAATGCCACCCACTGCTCCTCAGTCGCCCCGGTGGTGGTGTTTACGACGGAAACCAGCGCCTCAATAGAGATGCGGTGTCGGAGCTTGCCGGATCTCATCACATGCCCATACTGATGCGGTCGGGCATCAAAAGCACCTCCGCACCCATTGGCAAATCCACAATAGAGCCAGCCACCACATTCTCTTCACGGTTCTCGAACAAGTGGCCCAAAATCAGAAGCACTGCGGCAGTAATCCGCTTGTTGATAACGATGCCGCGCACCGCCCGGACGTAGGCCATCTGCTCTTGGAGGAATTCGGCATCGGCCACGTCCTTCATCAGTTTCTTCTGTTTTTTGTTATCAATCAAAGCAGTGGCCAAAATTGCGGCGTCGTAGGCGGCAGTTGCGGAGGTGAGTCCGGCAGGCGCAGCATCTTTAGCTGTTGCAAGGGCAGCGGCGTTATAGAAAATATCCCGATTCATAAACATTGACGCAGAAAACTCGGCCGCTCCAAGGTAAATGTCAATCGTTACTTCTTCCTCGCAATTGAACACCCGTAGGTGCTCTTTTGCAACGTCAATAGTAATGATGTTCATTTCTTCACCCGAGTCTTGCGCGTTGTGGGTGCATCGGGCACGTTAGGTGGCTGCCTCTCTTCTGGTGCATCTGCGTAGTCTGCGACCCCCGACTCAACCAAGTGGGCTGCGAAAGCGTCGCTGGTACGCAGCCTGTCACCGGGGCCGAAGCTGCCGAATGCCGTGTTGCTTCCGAACTTTTTGAACTTGACTTGTGCCATTGGGAATCCTCCAGTAAGCCGCCCCGGTAAGGAGGCGGCTTGTTTGAGGCTTACGCTGGGGTAAGGTCGCCTGCTCGGATTGCGGCAGGGATTTCACTGGTCAGGGCCAACCGACGCTCGGCGCGCAGCGTGATCAGGTTCTTGGTGAAGTTATCGCTGTCCGACTCGGACATCTGAACCACTACGCCCTCGCGGTTGTAGATCGTGCCGTGCTGACGGAAGTCCCCCACAGCAAAGGTGTCTGCAGTCATGCCAACCGATTTCACGACAGGCACGCCCCAGAGCATCGGCTGGCCGCTGGCCATGTAGCTAACGCGTACGGCGTTTACTGCGCTGGTCAACAGGTCAATCTCGATCGTCGCCCAGTCGGCAGGGTTAAACACGATCGCGCTAGGGGCGTAGCCTGCCACCTCAAGGTCAGCAATAATCTTGCGGATCAGAACCAGCTTCTTCAGCGCGGAGCCGAGAGCAGCATCGGCGTAACCGTGAGCGGTGAAGTTGCCTGCGTCCAGGAAGCCAGACAGGTTCGGGGCCACACCATCACCACTAACCAGCTGCGTCTCGACCTTGCGCTGCACACCGTAGCGCATGCGGGCTTCGACGTAAGCTGCGAGCGCAGTGTTGTCCATTGCAAGTTGGCGGCTGATCTTGATCCAGTGGGCAACGGTGGCCACCGGAGTAGAAACCAGCGAAAAAGTCACTGCTGACTCGGCCTTCGCAGCACCTTCTGCCGCTTCGGCTGCATTGTTTGTAAACGATGCCTCTTTCGTGTACTCGATGGCGTTGCTGGATGTGCCGACGCTGCCGTAAAGCGACTCGATAGTCAGGATGTTGCTTGCACCGGGCACGATGCCAGGGCGACGATCCGGGGCGACGGTAGCTTCGCTGCCAGTGATCGTGTTCTTCACCTCGATGCGCGCCTTTTGGGTGCCGCCCTGCTGGAAAGCCTTATAGCTGTCCGACTTCACGAATTGTGCGCCCCAACCGTCTTCCGAGGCGGTGCCTTCGGGCTTCAGCGCGCCCTTTTGCTCCAGCTGCGTGAGTCGGTCTGCAAACTCGCGCTGCGACTCGCCGATGGTATCGAGAGCGGTCTTGGTGTCGGCAGAAACTTTGCCCAGGGTTTTCATCTCGCCGTCCGCCTTGGTGGACATTACGGCCAGGTTGCGCTCGACA